TGGTGTTCATGTGTCCGTTTGACATTGTTAAAGCGCACATTGCATTATGCGATTCTGCTAAAACGCCCAGGGTGTGTTCTAAAACTGACACTGATTTGTCTTGCAAAACAAACATGAAAGAGAATGCGATGTTGTTGTAAGTTTGGTTTGGCGCTCCATGGATCGCTAGATTGATGTAAATGTGGTCGCTGTAAAAGAACGATTTGTTTTGAGCTGCAATTTCAGGAGAGGGAAATTGAATTGATGGAAGTATGCCATTTTGGAATGTGTCATACCGTTGCTTAAACAAAACAGAATCATCACCCGCTGCAGGGTAACGTTTGGTTTGTCGTGGTGCGTCAAATTGGTAGATCATGTTTGTTGGTATGGCTGGATAAGGTGTAATTACAATCTCGATGTTTTGTCGAAATGGCTCATCCGGCACAGACATGTATGCATCTTGAAACACATCCATCTGTAGAAGCATGTGTCGAGCACCAGTTTTCAAGTTTATACGCTTAGTTAGAAACACATTGCCGTCAGCGTCGGCTGTTACAGAATCTAATTCGATGGTTTCTTTGATAATTGAATCTACCATTACTTCTTCCCTCCTGCTTTCTTATGCGCTGCCTTAACACAACGCTTGAACCCGTCTTTCTTCCACTTGCCTTTTTGGTTTTTGTAACTAGGAGCAAGTGCATCAAATGCTTTTTTGTAGGCACGTTGATAGGGAGTCTTGCGCTTTTTACGCACAGGTGTGTCTTCCACAGCCATTTCCTCAACTACTTCTTGCACATCTCGCACATTTCCACCAGTAGGAAGAATAGTTTCGCCTGCTCTAACGTAAATTTGCATTGATGGATTGCCCTGGATCATATATGCTTGGTAAGCAGGAATACAAACCATGTCGAGAGGCAATACAATACGCTCATCAGCAAGTCGGTTTAACGGGTCAAGCATGATAAGACCAGCTGCACCCAAGTATGCAAATTCATGCGCTAGGCTACCACGACGGCCACCTTTAGGCAATTCGGAAGTTACGTCGTATGTATCTTGCAGACGCTCCAAGGCTTCCTTCTTTGTACGCTTGCGAGCCAATTACTCACCTCAGAGGTCTTGTGCCTGAGTGAGCATTTGGGTCAAGTCTTTCTGAGTAATCTTCTTTGGCTCAGCAATAATCATGATGTCCAATTCAAGAGTTGTGTCGACAAGACGACTGTTTTGCAAGTTGTTTGCATAGACTCCGATGAGTAGATCGGTAACAACATCGTAGCCTTCAGGATGAAGGTCAGGTGTTCCAAAAGCATGGTCAGCGTAATCAGCCCAACCTTGTGGGAAAATTGTAGACTTTTTCTCAAACATGCATAGTACGTTTGGAGATGCAATACCGACATCTGCTGCGTTTTCGTAAGCAGTTGTAGTTGCAAATGCGCAAATGTTGGCTTCTGCAACGTTTCCTGCTGGAACCGTGGCTAGGTCTTCTGTGTTCATCCAGATCGGCCATCCGTTATCGTCGCTTGGCACACGGAATTGAAATCTAACTTCCTTAATTGCAAGTCCTTCGTTTTTTACGATGGAAACGTAGTCGCTGAGGTCAACACGGCCATAAACTAGGCTTGTGTTTCCTGTTGCGGTAGTTGTAAATTCTAGTCGGTCTCTCAAAATTATGTCTCGTGCGCCTTTTGCCATTGTATCACTTCTGTTGGGTGGAGGGATCAGGAATTATCAGTCGAATGTAGCCCGAGCACAGACGCGTCTTCCTTCTCCCTCCAGCACAATCTTAGCAAAAGCGGTTTATAATTTACACTAAATCCCCGGATTCTATCTCTGCGGAGCGAAGCGGAGCCCCCGAACACCAAGTCCGGACTAAGTTAGAACCCCACTCACCCACCCGTTGCTAACTAGCCACTGCATTTAGAGCCATCGGCTCGAATCAAAATTTTGGGCCGTCCGTACGGGTTAAATAGGAGATTCACATAGGGTCAAACATGCCCGACACATACGAGAGCATTTATTTGACGCCCGACCAAGTGAACAAGATGATTTTAATTCTTGAACAAGTTATGAACACAGACGACTTCGATGTACATTGCAAAACATATGTGCAAGTTTTGTCAAGATTGTACGATATAGAAGACCGAATTCACATTGACACTGAAACATCAGAGTTGTATTTCCGATCTATACTTGACGACAGAGACAAAGACAATTACCGACGACCAAGGAATGCACCAGAGGATGATGAACAATGAAAGTACGCAAGGAAGTAAGTCTAACGCCTGAAACATACGCAATCGCTGCAAGGATGCACAACTTTAGCCAATGGGTACGCATTGGGTTGCGACAATACGACATGAAAGAAGACTTGGCATCAGAAACCATGCGACGCATACGATACGCTCGTGCGGCTCGACATCTTGCAAGTGCTCTGCGTGAGTATGCATTACTTGTTGATCCGAAGTTTGAACAAAGCGTTGAGGATTTGATTACAAAAGCAATGAATCAAACAAACTTAGAGGAATTTGAATGAGTGAGGATACTGCAATTCATTTGTGTGAATTAATTGAAACACTATGCGACAAAATTGCACATTTGTCATATTTGCTTGAGGAAGGATTTCGTTGAAAGACAAAGTGGTTTATTACACAAACAAGAAACGAGAATACGTCAAAGCGTACAATCAGTTTCGAGACGATCAGTCTCAAAAAATCTCAGAATTAAAACGTGAAGTTGCAGAGTTGCGTCGCATGATAGAGTATCTTGTGTCGGAATTAATGCCAACAGAAGATTAGACCCAAAGCCATGCGATCATTGCATAGTCGAGTGCAGTCGCACCAGCCACAGATACCAATGTAAGAGTTGAAAGAAAGATGTTAAACTTCATCAATCCTTCGAGGCTGGTTTCTTTTTCCTGACGGCGTTCGTCTCGCTTCATGAGCCACTCTGCAAAGCGTTGTGTTCGTGAGGCGGTTTCTTCAGTTTTCGTTTCAGTTTCAATTTCAGTCATATCAGAACATCCTTGTGTTTCCATTGTCAGCATACTTTAGTGGAATTGGATCGGAACGAACAGCCCCTGCAACTATACCTTGGTTCAAATCCATGCTCAACCATTCAGGTCTGCGCTCGCCAAATGCCTCATCGAAGCCACTCATGCGACGGGAATCAGCAACAACTTGGCGCACAGCTGCGGTTGTAACCATCTCTTCAGCATCTCGTGTGTCGATTTCGAGGAAAAATGAGTTTGCTGCAGTTGGCGAAATGGTATGCTCAGGCCTGATTCCACCAAATCGCCAAGTTGGGAATGTGTTACCTCGAAGGTTGCTAATGGTGTTCATGTGTCCGTTTGACATTGTTAAAGCGCACATTGCATTATGCGATTCTGCTAAAACGCCCAGGGTGTGTTCTAAAACTGACACTGATTTGTCTTGCAAAACAAACATGAAAGAGAATGC